GGCGCCAGACGTCTCGCGGCTGAAGAAGCGGGTGAAGGTTGGCCCCATCGAGACCGAGTACGTGGATGGCAGCACCGGTCAGACCCGGTATACGGCCGTCGACAACATGCTGGCCGCCTACCTGAGCTCGAGCGGCTCGATGATCAAGATGGTGCGCGCGTGATGGCCTTCTACGATGAGATGGCGGCCATCGCCGACGAACTGCTGATCGAGTACGGCGCGCCCGCGCTGCTGACGCGCGTGACGCCCGGCGGCTACGACCCGGACACCGGCACGACGACACCTGACGTCACAACCACATGGGATGGCACGGGCGCCAAGTTCGACTATGAGCAAGATGACATCGACGGCACGAAGATTCGCCAGGGAGACCAGCGTGTCTACATGAGCGTGGCGGGTGTGGTGAACCCCCAGACGGGCGACACCCTGACGATCGATGGCGTCGTCCTGAATGTCGTCATCTCGCGCGCGCTGAAGCCGGCATCTACGGCCGTCCTCTACGACGTGCAGGTCCGCGGAGTGATCTGATGGGTCAGTTCGTCCTGCAGTTGTCGGAGTTCGCAAAGAAGGCCGGCCAGAACGCTGACCTCGTGATCAAGAAGGTTGCCATCGACATCTTGGCGCGCGTGATCCAGCGCTCGCCCGTCGACACCGGCCGGTTCCGCGGCAACTGGCAGCTGACAGTGGGCTCGCCGTCATCCGGCACCCGCCAGGCCGCTGACAAGAGCGGCGCGACCACCGTGGAAGCCGGCTCGAAGGTCATCGCGAAGTTCGAGGCAGGGCCGGACATCTTCATCGTGAACAACTTGCCCTATGGGCCGCGCCTGGAGTACGAGGGCTGGTCGAAGCAGGCTCCTGCAGGCATGGTTCGCGTGACGGTGTCTGAATTCGAAGGCCTCATCGCCAAGGCGATCGGAGAGTCCAAGACATGAGCGAACAGTTGATCCGCAGCCTGTACGAGGGGCGCCTGAAGGCGTGGGCGGCCGCGCGCGCGCCATCGCTGCCCGTGGCGTGGGAGAACGTCTCCTTTACCCCGCCGACGGGCGCCTACCTGCGGGCCTTTCTGCTGCCAGGCGACACCAGGAGCAGAGACCTGTACGGCGACAACCGACACCGCGTAGGCGTCTTCCAGGTGAATCTGGTGTGCCCCGCCGGCAACGGCCCCGGCGTGGCCGGAGGCATTGCGGCAGAGCTCGAAGCTCTGTTTCCCATGAACCTGATCCTCGCCAGTGGCGCCTTCACGGTCACGCAGGTCACACCGCTGCGCACCCGCGCTGCACTGACCGACGACCGCTACACGGTCCCGGTGGACTTCCAGTACCGCTCGGACACCTACCCGACCTGATTTCTCTCCCGCCCTTTCGTGGGCTTCTGCAACCTGGCCGCCATTGAGCGGCCTTTTTCTTTTCCGAAAGGGCCACAAGCCATGTCCTCGCTTTTCCCCAACAAGACGGTCTTCTCGATCAGCACTAGCTTCGAGGCCGCAAAAACCATCTCCGGCATCACCAACGCCAATCCGGGCGTCGCCACATCGACTGGTCATGCTTACAGTGACGGCGACATCCTGCTGCTCGGATCGGGCTGGACCTCTCTCAACGACGCTCCGGTGCGCGTGGACGATTCGGCGGCGAACACCTTCGCGCTCGAGGGCTTCGACACTTCGAACGTCACTCGTTTTCCGACTGGCGCTGGCGCTGGCACCTCGAAAAAGGTCTTGACCTGGGCCGCCATGTCCCAGGTGCTCGAACCCTCGACCACCGGCGGCGAACAGCAGTACTACCAGTGGGTGTACTTGGACGACGGCATCCAGCGCCAGCGCCCGACGTTCAAGAACGCACGAAGCATGACCGTTCCAATGGACTACGACGCCTCGCTGCCGTGGTACGACGCTCTCAAGCAGGCGGACCTGGATGGTGAGACGCGTGTTCTGCGCGCCGCGCTGCCCAACGGAAAGTTCTTCTACTGGTCCGTGATCGTCGCGTTCGACGGCGAACCGACGTTCAACGCAAACCAGAACATGCAAGTCACGGCGTCGTTTGCGCTGGCCAATCCCACCAGCACGAAGTACTGATCCACATGTTCAAGCTCAAAGCAGATCCGACCTTCGTCGCCAAGGTCGAACTCCCGGTTTCTGGCCGGAAATCCGTGAAGGTCGCCCTGATCTTCAAGCACCGAACCAAGGACGAACTGAACGAGTGGCTGAAGGGCAGCAAGACCCGCAGCGACGAAGACACGTTCATGGAAATGGTTGCCGGCTGGGTGTCCGACGAGGCCGAGGCGAAGTCGCATGAGGCGGAACCGTTCGCGGAAGAGTTCAGCCTCGAGAACGTCAAGGTGCTGCTCCAGCACCGCATCGGCGTAGCGCTGGCGTCGTATCAGGTCTACATCGACGAACTCACAAGGCATCGGGAAAAAAACTAGCCGGCGCCGCTCGTCACCTGTTCGACCCCCCGGACTGGGCGGCGAGATCGGCGCTGGGGTTGACCCCTGACGACTTCACTGATGAAGACACCTACTGGGTATGGCCGGATAACTGGCTGGCCGTGACGGTGTTCTCTGTCATGCGCACGCAATGGCGCGCCGGAATGGGCGGGCTCTACGGCTTGGACTTGAACGTCCTGCCAGAGGTCTGGCGCCGGCTTCAGGTTCCGCCCGCGCAACGCAACGACGTCTTTGAGTCCCTCCTAGTTATGGAGGGCTCGGCCCTGAAGTTCATGCACACGAAGAAAGCCTAGACCATGGACTTTGCAACCCTTGGCATCAAGATCGACAGCAGCCAGGCGAAGAAAGCTTTCGAAGACCTGGAGAAGCTGGAGAGCGCGGGCAAGGGCGCCGAGAAGGCCGTCGAAGACGTCGGCAAGGCTGCGGACAAGGCAGCCGCAGGGCTGGAGAGCGCCGGAAAGGCGACCAAGGAGGCCGCATCTTCCGTCGACACCTACGCCCGAAAGGTCGATGGCCTGGCCAAGTCGCAGGTCGCTGCCGCCGCAGCCGCCAAGCAGGTCGAGATGTCGACCAAAGGCGTGGCCGCAGCCCAGGCCAGCATCGCCAAGGGCGGGCTCGATGCGGCCGAGATCAAGCGCGCCAGCACGGCGATCGACGAGCAGGTCAAGAAGCTCCAGTTGGTGGCCACCACCAACGGCATGTCAGCGCGCGAGTCGCGGCTCTATGAGTTGGCGGTGCAGGGCGCATCCAAGGCCCAACTCCAGGCGGCCGACTCTGCCATTCGAATGAATGAAGGCTACGAGCGCGGCATTGCCATCGGGCAGCGACTGCGTACCGGCATAACCGCGATCGCGGCAGCAGCAGCGACATTGGCTGCCGGAGCGTATGTCGCAACGAATCGAATCGCCGACAGCATCGCCAAGTACCAAGACCTTGCCGACAAGACTGGCGACACGGCCGAGAACATCGCATCTCTTCAACCGGCATCGGACCTCTCGAGCGTCTCACTAGACACCGTTTCGGCTGCGTCCATTCGCCTCACGGCGGCGCTCTCCAAGACGGACGACGAGTCGAAACTGGTTGGCAAGGGCATCAAGGCTCTTGGGCTGAACTTCGATGAGTTCAAGAAGCTGGCCCCGGTCGAGCAGTTGGACGCGGTTGCCAAGGCCATGGCTGGCTTCAAGGACGGCTCGGAGAAGACGGCTGCCGCCGTCGCCATCTTCGGCAAGTCCGGTGCGGAGCTGTTGCCGTTCTTCAACGACCTTGCCGACGCCGGCGAACGTCAGATCCGCCTGTCGGATGAGCAGATCAAGCGCGCGGACGACTACACGAAGGCCCAAGCGCGCCTGCGCAGCGAGATCACGTCGGCGGCGCAGATCATCGTCGCAGAGTCGATCCCCGCGGTGGAAGCCCTGACGAAGGTGCTGAAGGACGCGCTGACTGGAACCAACGACCTGAGCCAGTCGGCGAGCGATCTGGGGAAGAACGGCTCGATCGCAGCATTCGCGGAGGATGCCGGGCGCGCGCTTGCCCGCATGATCGACTATGTTGCGCAGTCGATTCGGGAGATCAAGGTCCTCACCGACTTCGTCGCCTCCAGTGCGCAGGCGCTGAAGGCCTATGGCTCCGGCGACTTCGCAGGCGGCCGAAAGGTAGGAGAGGATTTCCGCGCGCGCTACGGCCTGGACGAGTTCGGCAGCAAGGTGGCAAAGGGCTCAGGCGAATCGGCCGGCCGCACCTTCCTGCAGGCGTTCGATGACACCATCGCAGCCGGCAAGCGCAGGAGTTTTGCATCGACTGACCCGCGTCGGGTGGACCTCGGGAAAGACGGGAAACCGATCGATGGTCGCCCAGCCGTGGGAACAGTTGTCACGGATCGCGCGGGGAAGGGTGCCAAGAACGCTGGCGCACAGGAAGCCAAGGCGCAACTCGCCTTTGACCTGGACGACATCCGCAAGGCGCAGGATGCCTTGTCGAACACCATCGCCAACGGCGAGAAGCTGCTCGAGGCGCGCCGCTCGGCCAACCTGATCACGGAAGCCGAGTACTGGAAGCAGAAGCGGGTCTTCCTGCAGCAGAACGAGTCTGTGCAAGAGGCCGCGCTCGAGAAGGAGCTCGCGCGCCTGAACCAGGAGCGGCTGACCGGCAAGGAGAAGATCGACAACGATCGCAAGATCCTTGACGCCCAGGCGAAGCTGGCCAAGGTGCGCGAGAACGCGGCGGCGAACCTCCAAATTCTCGGGATCAAGGAGGCCGACGCCCTCGACAAGATCAAGATCAAGTTCGAGGAAGCACAGAAGTCGGCGCAGCAATACGTCGACACGATAGCGCGCGCAAACCAGCGCGATCTCGACGGGATGGGACGAGGCGCCCAGCAGCGCGAGATCGGAACGCGCCGCAACCAGCGCGACGACCAGTTGCTCAACCGCAGCGATCAGCTTAGCTCGCAGCTGCGGGCCGGCCAGATCACCAAGGAGGAGTTCGACAAGTACCTCGCGATTGAGAAGGACGCGCACAGCCGCGCCCTAGCCGAGGACGAGAGCTATTGGACGAAGAAGCTGGAGCTCCAAAAGGACTGGCGCGTTGGCGCGAGCGAGGCGCTGCAGAACTACATCGACGATGTCGACAACGCCTCGAAGCGTGCCGAGAAGCTGATCACAGACGGGCTCGGCGGCCTGACTGACTCGATCACCGACGCACTCATGGGTGACGGCAAGGTGTCGTTCGAAGAGCTGGGCAAGACGATCAGCAAGCAGCTGCTCAAGGGCATCGTCGAGCAGCAGATCACCAAGCCGATCGCCGAATGGCTGCAAGGCAGCATCAAGGACCCAGAGTCGATCTTCGGGAAGATCTTCGGCGGCCTCACGAGCAACAAGGGGACTGGCGAGAGCTGGCTGGGCAGCTTGCTCGGCACTACGGCGGGCGGCGGTGCGTCTGCGGCGACTGGTGCCGCGTCCGCCAGTGCTGCCCAGGCATCGCTCGCCGTCAGTGCGACGGGCGCCACGAGCGCGATCACGGCGCTGGCGGCTGCTGCATCCGCCGCGGCTACGGCCATGGGTGGATCGAGCATTGGCGGCAGCCTGAGGGGGCTGGGCGGGCTGTTCTCTGGCGGCGGAGGCGGCAGCAGCGACCCGCTCGGCGCACTAATCGCCATGAACGGCTGGGACGAAGGCGGATTCACGGGCGCCGGCGGCAAGTACGAGCCGGCCGGCATCGTTCACCGCGGCGAGTACGTGGTGAACGCCGAGAACACCCGTCGCCTGGGCCTCTCGTTCCTGGAGCGCCTGAATCGCCGCGGCTATGCCGACGGCGGCTTCGTGGGCTCGGTGATGGGCGGCAGCCTGGCAGCACCGTCGTCGAGCTCCTCCATTTCGAACACGAACAACATCAACGTAGCGGGCGATATGACGCGAAGCACGGCGAACCAACTCGCCAACCGTCTCGACCGAGATCAACGCCGCGCCCGGAGACTCTTGTGACCTTCATTGACCAAAGACTGAGCAAGAGCGTCGAAGCCGGGTTCACTGGTGGGCCTGAGTGGAAGACCTTGATCGTCCCGATGTCGAGCGGCCGTGAGGCCCGCCGCGGGCAGTGGTCGATGCCGCACTTCAAGTTTTCGGCCGACTACACAGTTCTCAATCCGCGCGAGCAAAACGACATCCTGGCGGCGTTCATGGCCGCGCGCGGTCAGCTGCACAGCTTCCGGTTCAAGGACTGGAACGATTTCAAAGCCGCCAAGCAAGTTCTGGGAGTGGGCAATGGGACGAGCAGCCCCATGCAACTCGTAAAGCACTACGAGTTCGGGCCGAGCTCGTACACACGCGTCATCGAGTTGCCGATCGCCGTCAGCGTGGCGGTGCAGGCGAATGGCGTGCCGGTTTCAGTATCTATCGATGAGGACACTGGACAAGTGACTCCGATGGCGAGTTGGCCGAGCGGCCAATCCATCACCGCAGACTTCGAGTTCGACGTGAGGGTGCGCTTCGCTGCGGATCACTTCCCTTTCACTCAGCACGCAAAGAGCGTTTCGCATGTGAGCATCGACCTGCTGGAGGTGATTGCATGAGGTACGTCCCCCCCGCCTTGCAAGCGCACCTTGACGGTGACGCCACGACGATGGCGCTGATCATGCGCATCGACCCGGTTGCACCTGGGTTCCCATCGGTGGGCTGCACGATGCTCGATCGGGACATCGTGTTCGATGACGGGATGGGCGAGCTGACCTACCGCGCGGCCATCGGTCTGACCCCCTCCACGCTGCAGGCCACCTCGAGCATGGGCGTGGACAACAGCGAGGGGCAGCACCTGATCCCGGAAGCCGATCTGGGGATCTCCGAGGAGGTCTTGAACTCGGGCGCGTACGACTACGCGCGATACCGGATCTACTGGGTGAACTACATGGATCTTTCGATGGGGAAGATCGCCATTTCACGCGGCACCCTCGGGCAGATTCGCGTGGAAGACGGGTTGACGTTCTGGAGCGAAATCACGTCTTTGGCCAAAGTCCTGAAGACTCCGATCGTCAAAAGAAGCTCGCGCACATGCCGGGCCACGTTCGGCAGCCAGCCGCCCGGAACGCCCGGCGCCGAGATGACGGAGCGGCAACCCTGCGGTAAGGACATCAGCGACCTGTGGGTTGCCGCGGTGGTCTCAAGTGTTGGCTTCGAGACGAATCGCACTTTCACAGCATCAGGCCTAGGCGCAGCCGGGACTTTCGAGCCCGGGATGGTGAGGTGGTTGTCAGGGGCAAATTCCGGGCGCCAATACGAAGTCGAAGCCCAGGATGGCGCTGGAGAGGTTTCGCTTGGATTTGAAACCATGTTCCCCATCGAAGCGGGCGACACGTTCGAGATCCGCCCGGACTGCACGAAGTGGGCTTTCGAGGCCAATGGCTGCCAGGCGCACTTCGGCCCTACGTGGGTTCTGCACTACCGCGGTGAGCCGTACTTGAAGCCACAGGACTCCGATTCGGCAGTGACGCCGGGTGCTGCAATCGGGAAGGGGTTGGGATGAGCCTATTAGTCAAACATGCGCGCTCATTCATTGGCGTGCCGTTCAAGCACAGGGGGCGTGACCGCCGAGGCCTTGATTGCGCTGGGCTTGTGTGGTGCGCCTATGCCGAAGCCGGCGTCGTCATGCCGGACCTACGGCGCTACGGGCGGGAGCCACACAAGGACGGAATGATGCGGGTCGCTCGAGAGGCACTTGGGCCTGCCTTGTGGGAGGGGGCGCTCGGACAGGTCGCCCCTCGTTCGCTTCTTCGAAAAGGGGATGTGGTGGTGATCCGGTTCGACGTTGAGCCGCATCACATGGGCATCCTCGGAGAGGACTTGATCCACGGGCTTTCTCTGATTCACTCCAACGGCATGCGTGGCCTTCTCTCGGCCGATGGTCGGCGATTCGAGAAGGTCGGACGGGTGATGGAGCACGGCCTCGATGACGTCCACCTGAAGATGATCTGCGCAGTTTTCCGGAGGCCAATCTAATGGCGCGTCAGGTACTCCCCATCTTGGGCGGGCTGGTTGGCTCGTATTTCGGCTATCCACAGCTCGGCTTTGTGATCGGCGGCGTCCTTGGACAGCTCGCAGACCCTCAGGTTGGGAAGGGCCCCGCTCTTGGCGAACTGCAGGCCCAAACCTCGAATGAAGGCAGCCCGCGGGCGATCATCTACGGGACTGCGACGTGCACTGGCTATGTCATTGCGTTCGGTCCCGCTCAAAAGACGACAGAGGTTGTCGAGGGAGAGAAGGGTGCGCCGAAGTCGGAGCAGGAAGTCGTCTATCGCAGCTATGCGGTCGCCATCTGCGAGGGACCCATTCATGGGCTGCTTCGCGTCTGGGAGAACGACAAGCTCGTTTTTGATGTGCGACCTGGTTCGTTGATGCTGGCCGAGTCCATTCAATGGTCGACAAACAAGTTCTTGCATTTGGGCGACGAGGATCAGCTCCCCAACATCTTCATGGAACAGACGATCTCCGGCGTGGGGACGACGCCTGCATATCGCGGAACCGCCTACATGTACTTCAACTTGGAGGACGTGACGGATACCCGTGGAGCAATCAAGCAGTACCGATGGGAAGTGGCAAATAGCGTCGCGGAAGTAGCGCTGACCAAGTATCCGAGTGACACGGCTGTTGGGGCGACTTCGACTGGCAGTGCCTTTCCGCCTGGCACCTTGAACCACTTTGTTCAGCCCATCGGCTTCGCGGTTATCCGTCCACTCATGAAGGCGCAAGCAAGTCGCGCACTGACCCCAGCTCTCACGCCCCCGATCAGGATCATCGTTTCGCTTAACGAATACGACCTGCCGATACTAGATACAGGGTGGTTCGGTGATCCTTCGGTTCAGGCGGAGTTGGATCTACTACTGGAGGATCAGGGGCGTGAAGACTTGAAAGGCCCTATTGGTTCTGGGAGAGCCTGGGAGAACGCATTCCACCTCTCCGAATTTCCAACCTCGGGAGACGCAGGAAGGATCGACATCTATCGCGCTCAAACAACATCTTCTCCTCCGAGCGGGAACTACTCAGTTTCAATTCTCAGGCCCGACCCGCTCGCAGCTCCGCCAGAGTACACATTCCATCCGACTGTCGAGGGCGTAGGCATCGAGCCAGACCAGTCGATGTTCGCGGCCGAATGGGGTCCGGATGAAGTGCTGGTCGTGGGCGGGCCAGATGCCGCGGTTCCCCTTGGGGACATCGTGGCAGACCTGTGTGATCGCAGTTCGTTGGTCGAAGGAGATGACTTCGATGTGTCTGAACTCGACGATCTTGTGATGGGGCTGACCCTCACCGGAGACTACACGGCCGGCGACGCGATCAACACGCTCCGTTCGTGCTACTTTTTCGACAAGGCGGAGCCGGGCGACAAGATTTACTTTCCCAAGAGAGGGAAGCCCGTGGTGACGACCGTGGCCATCGAGGATCTGGTGGACGTGCCGGACCTTTCCAAGCGAGAGCAGGTGGCCGAGGTGCCCAAGAAGATGCACCTGATGTATCAGCACCCGACGGCAGGGTATGCGCCCGTGAAGGCCACTTACGAGCGAAGCAGCGTCGATGTGCAGTCGGTCGTGGAAAGCACTACTCAAGTGCCGGTGGTTCTCAATGAGAACCAAGCCCGGCAGATGGTGCACAAGCAGATGAAGGTGACCACTGCCGATGCCCAAGGAGAAATCAAGCTCACTTTGCCTGACAGGTTCATCCGTCTCATCCCGAGCGACAGCATCGGCCTATCGCTGCGGGGGCAGGTTCGAAGACTGCGCATCGAAGAGAGTGAGTGGTCCGATGGCGTCCTGTCGAAAACCCTTCGCCTGGACCGACAAAGCGCATATACGTCGGCACTTACAGGCATCGCGATCCCTGAGCCAGAACTTCCTCCGCCAACCATAGTCGGCGACACATCGTTTGTCTTCGCCGACGTGCCAAGTCGAAGCGACACGGAGGATGATTTGCACTATCTGGTTGCAGGCGCAGGCGCGCTGCCTGGGTGGTATGGGTGGCTTCTTCAGCGAAGCACTGACGGTGGCGCCAACTATGCAGGTGTCGATCAATTCAGCAGGGCAGACGTCGTCGGGTACTTGTTGGACGCGGTTTCTGTCGCCTCGGAGCACTACACGGACACGACCAACAGCGTGAGGGTTCAACTCCACAACGCCAACCACGCGCTCGAGGATCTCGCGGAGGTTCAGTTCCTGTCCGAAGGCGGTGCATTTTTGCTCCAGAAGGATGACGGCAGCTATGAAGTGCTGCAGTACCGAGATGCCCTTGATGAAGGGGATGGGGTATTCGTGCTCAGTCATCTGCACCGGGGTCGACTGAATTCCGGCGCTGCCGAGCACTCTGTTGGGGCGCAGTTCGTTCTGTTGTCGAGCGCGCACCACATCCCCGCGCAGTCCGCCTGGATCGGACAAGCGCTGACCCATCGTCCAGTGAGTTTTGGTCAGTCCCCGGAGTTGGCTGCGCCTCAGACCGACACGTACGTGGGGAGGTCTCAGTTGGAGTGGCCAGTGGCCGATCTGACTCTGGGCCGCGATGGATCTGACGTGATCTCTGGGGCCTGGGTGCCGCGCCATCGGTTTGGGACTGACGACGCGCCAGTGGCTTCGATCAACTTTCAGGGTTACCGCGTGACTCTTGATGACGGCGTGCTTCCCGCCATCACTCTCGATACCCCGACGCCGGGCTTCACCTATGACGCCAGTGCGCTCGGTGCGCCGCTGGCGGTGAGCGTGCAGGCGGTGAACCGCATTACGGGCCCGGGCCCTTCAACAACGGAATCCATCTAATGGCCAGCACCCCAATCATCCCCTTTGCGAAATGGCTTTCTGGCACGAACCAGAACAGCATTCCTGCTAACGACAACAGCCTGCGGAATCAGATCCTCAATGGAAACGTGATCAGCCAGGCCGTCACGGCCCAGCCGGCAAGTCCGGCAGAGGGGGACATCTACATCATTGCAGCCACACACACTGGCGCGCAGTGGTCTACGTTCACGCCGAAAGATCTGGCGATCTTCAGTGGTGGCACATGGTATGCCTTCACCCCGGTAGAGGGGGTAGTGGTCAACCTGGCTGGAAGTCTCTACAAGTACGCCTCGAGCGCATGGGCTGTGATCGGCGGCGGTTCTGGATCTGCAGCTGGGTCCGACAAGCAGATTCAATACAACAACGGCGGTGCGTTTGGTGCTGAAGCTGGGTTCGAGTACGACCAAGCCACGAACACGCTGACCGTGGCCAAGGTCAACGAGTCGCAGGGCTCGAGCATTGCCAGTGCCACTACGACCGACATAGGCGCAGCCACTGGCAACTACGCCCATATCACCGGCACGACAACGATCACAGGGCTCGGCACTGTCGCCGCCGGCGCTCGACGGTTGGTGGTCTTCGATGGGGCACTCACGCTCACACACAACGCGACGAGCCTGATTCTTCCGACCTCCGCCAACATCACGACTGCTGCGGGCGATGCCGCAATTTGCGTCTCAGAGGGGGCTGGCAATTGGCGCATCACTCATTACCAGAGAAAGGATGGCACGCCGCTGGCTGGCGGTGGTGGCGGTCTGTCCAACTGGACAGAAAGTGTCAACACGTCGGCGCCAAACGCAACAGTTCCTGCGGTCCGATTCTTGGCCGCCAACGCTGCAACAAACGTGGATGCAGTGATTGCCCCAAAGGGAGCTGGCGCCCTGCTCGCGCAGTCGCCAGACAACACGGCGACAGGTGGCAACAAGCGTGGCGCTCGATCTGTCGATTGGCAGATGAGCCGCAGCACCAATACTGGCGTGGCTTCGGGTGCTGATTCTGTAGTCTCGGGAGGATCTGGAAATTCTGCGCAGGCCCAGTACGACGCTGTTGCTGGTGGGATCGGAAATGCCGCGGCAGGGGGATCCTCGGCAATCGGTGGCGGCTCCGGGAACTCTGTCGCCAGTCAATACGGGTCTGTTGCGGGGGGCAATACAAACACGATCTCCGGGGGCGCCACTGGCGGCGCAATCACTGGCGGCGCAAACAACCTAGTAAGCGGCGCTTATGGCACGGCGGGGGGGCAGTACTCGACAACCCGCGGGGTCTATGGGGTACGGGCGTATGCATCAACGCGCTTCTCTGCACAGGGGGACGCGCAGGTACGCGATTTCACGGTGATGGCGTCCACCACGAACGCAACGCCAGGCACCGCTTCCGCCGACCTGGCTGCTGCCGGGGCGATGAATCAGATCAGTCTTCCAAACGATTCCACGATCGCATTCCGCGCGCTGGTCGTTGCGCGAAACAGCGCAAACGGCGATTCAGCCAGTTGGACTGTCATCGGTCTTGCTAAGCGCGTGAGCGGGGTCGTAACACTGGTTGGCACGCCAACTGTCACCTTGGCGTTCAACGACTCTGGTGCTGCGTCGTGGGCGTTGGCAGTCACGGCTGACAACACCAACAAGGTTGTTTCCTTTGGCGTGACTGGCGTGGCCGCGACCAACATCAAGTGGGTGGTTCGAGGAGAGACCGTCGAAGTTGTTGGCTAGTCATGCCGAACATCCATCCACCAACCCGCTTCGGCGGGTTTTTCTTTGCTCGAAGGAAACAGACGATGAAGAACGAAGCTGTCGAAGCTGCAACCGCAGCCGTGGCGTCGAAGTCCACCTACGCCGGGGCTGGCTCAATGATCGTGGGCTGGATGCTGTCCAACGAGTTCACCGTGGTGGTGGGCATCGTGGTTGCCGTAGCCGGCCTGGCCGTGAACTGGTTCTACAAGGCAAAGGCGAACAAGCGGGCCGAGGTGCTGTTTCAGGCTCGACTGGAGCGCATCAAGAAGGGCTTGCCGAGCGGCACCGATATGGCTGCGCTCGGGGAGGACGACTGATGAAGGGCGTGCGCATCGCGGTTGCCGCGCTCACTCTCTCGGCCGCGGGCTTCGCTGCCTGGGTGCAGCACGAGGGCTCCGGGCCTGTCGTCGTCCGGGCGGATGGTGTTGAGGTGCTGAAGCCCTACGTTCCAACGCAGGGCGACGTACCCACCATCGGGCATGGGTCGACCCGCTACGAGGATGGTACGCGCGTGAGGCTCTCAGACGCGCCCATTACCCGCCGACGTGCCGAAGAGCTTGCGCGCAACCTGAACCGCGCGGAAGAGCGGCGCTTCGCAGCCACGCTGCCCGGGGTGGATCTGACGCAGGAGGAATTCGACCTCTACATGGATTTCGTCGGGCAGTACGGCATGCCGAACTGGGCTGGCTCGACCATGCGCCGCGAGCTTCTGGCCGGCCGGCCGCGTGCCGCGTGCGATGCGCTCTTGCGCTACCGCTTCCAGGCCGGTCGCGACTGTGCGCTGTCGCTGTACTGGGGGCCGAAGGGCTGCAAGGGCGTATGGCGGCGTCAGCAGGCCCGGCACAGTACCTGCGTGGCCGCTCAATAGGAGGGTGCATGCTGCCCGACCTCAAGACCCCGCTGCTCTGGGTGCTCGGCCTGGGGCTCGTGGCGGCGCTCGCCACGGCCGGCATCGAGCGCACGCGCGCGGCGGGCGCCCGCGCCGACCTGGCCGCGGAGAAGCGCAGTCGAGCCGAAGAGAACACCGCCCGCGTGCTGGCTGCGCTGGCCGACCTGCAGCGCACTGTCACGCTGATGGCGACACACGCCAAGTCCCAGAAGGAGAACGTCGATGCATACGAAACGCGCCTTGCGGCGCTTGCCGGCCGTGGCCACGCTGTTGCTGCTGAACTTGGCCGGGTGCGCGAGCAATACCGCACCTTCGCCGCCCGTGATCGCGAGCAGGCCGTCAGCGACCCCGCTGCCTGCCAGCGTGTTGCAGATCGATCCGCAGTCCTCGCAGCCATGGCTGCACGAAGTCGAGAGCTTCTTGAGCGAGGCCGACTCATTGTTGAGGGGCGAGACAACGAAGTGCAGCTTCTGCTCGGCACCGTGAAGAACGACCGGGTGCTGCTGGCGCCTACAAGCCTTTATTAAGGATAGACCCCAGTTCGTTTAAAAACGAAGTAGTGTCTAGGAAGTAATTAGGGTAGGCGCGCTTTAAGTTTTGGATCGAGTCAACAGAAACCAGAACTGCTTCTGCACCCGGGCTATCGGCAATTCTCTCTTCTTGGATTAAGTAGGCATGCGATGCCTCTTCCAGCTTGCTTCTCGGGAATCCCTTGAAAATCATGGTTCCTTTCCCCGGTTCTAGAACCAGAAGAAAGTAATGGTGATTTTGTTGGTCGCCCTCCTGAGTAACTTCAATAGCATGTTGATACATTGAGAGTGCGTTTTGCACATTCAATACCTTCTCAATGTCTCGTATTTCTTTTGCCAATCGACCCGCATCTTGAGGTGTGTCTGGAACTAGCGAAGCGCATTTCTCTTTAATAGCGAATGCGCTACCCATCAGAGAGAAAAAGCGCAGCCACTGCTCCTCCCCCAGGCTTGATTTCAGGGCTTGGCTTAGGAATGTTCCAACTGTTTCGACTGCAGTTGCCCAAGTATGTTGGAGCTTCGTGCGGAGCTGCATCTCCACAAACAAGCCGTTATAGATCGATGGCCCCTCTCGGTCACTGAAGTATCTATACACAAGGTGGATGCCTCGATACCCTGATGATTTAGGGTTCGCAATGTAATCATCAATATCGTCCAGCTTGTGCTTTAAATCTGATTCCTCATAGGTCTCCGCGAGCATCTCTACATTTTTCACGGTATTTAGGATTACTCGGCAGCCGCCTATGTCCTGCATCTGGGACATGCGCATCGCAGGAAAGCGAGCCAGTTTTGCTTCGATAGAGGTCATGCGCTTGATGCGCTGTGCCACCAGCCGATGTGGATCGATCGCCAGCGCCTTTTTTCTAAGTGTGACCTGAAAGGTGTTGAGCGGAAAATTGTGGGAGGCCCGCCAGTTATTAACCGTGTTCATGGCCTGCCAGTATTCCGGCGTTGTTGCGTCTCCAACTAGCAACTGCCTCGCGGCGCGGTCAACTGCACCCTTTGAATACTGAGGCTTCACCCACTCAAGACTGCTCATAAATGTCCGGAGATTCTGGTTAAAAAAATACCGCCGCGGCCGAAGAGGCCGGGCGGTTGATATTGATTCGCCGGGTTTTCACCGGCGTCCGATGGCGGACCATCTGATAGCAGTATATAGGTCCTGCAACACTGCGTGCTGGGGGTTTCCCGATAAATCGGCGCCTAGTTGAATGGCGGGCGTGACATCAGTCGGATCAAGCTGATGGAATGTCTGAAACTTCGTTCCCAAACCGCGCCGCCACGATAGCCCTGCCCACCGCGATGCGCGGATTCGGTCCTTCCTGCCACGGCCCGCGGCCTTCCGGCAGCCGCCCACCGGGCCGGCCCACGACGATGGAGCACCACTGGTAGCCCTTGCCTGGCATGGGTGCAACATGGATCGCCTCGCGCTCGAGCAGCTGGTCGAAGCCTGGCCAGGAGGTGGTGTACGCCGTGCCGGCTTCTTCGCCCAGCGCCTTCGCGATCCAGGCGTGCAGGGCGGCGCCGGCCAGCTCCGAGGTCTTCATTCCTCGGTTGAGACGAGCGACACCTCGGTGCCGTCGGCGGCGATCATGACGCCCGGCGTGCTGTCGGAAACTTCTATGCGCACGCCCATGTGCTCGAATCCATCGATGTTGGGGCCGCCGATGCCCTTCTTTCGCGTCTCCACGTAAACCGTGTGCTGCTCAGGCGTGAGGATGAATTTCTGGGGGTAGGCGTTGCCGTTCGCGCGCCAGTGCGCGATCAGCTTTTCGGTCATTGGGAGATAGAGGCTTTGCATGGTGATCAGCCGCGCAGGATCTCGACAGGGCCGACGCCGCTGTAGACCGTCTCTCCGGTTTTCAGGTTGGTCACGACCCAGTGCTCGCCGGCCGCGCCGGGGGTGACTGTGTAGTCGCCGAGGGAGAGGGGAAGAGGGTGGTCGTCGCGCGCGGCGCCGTCGTACCAGACGGGCGTGCGCAGGATCGTGGTGGCTTCGGAGAAAAAGTCAGTCTGGCTCATGATCGAATTGTCGCTGTCGGCCCGCGGCGGCCCGGCGATACCACCCTGAGGTGGTATTTCGCGTTTACTGCCTGTGGGTGGTATCTGGCGCCGGGTCCGATTCGTCGTCAAGCTGCCTGCTCTTCGCCCCGATGCCTGACACCAGCCGGGCCGCATAGGCCTCTTCCTCGGGAGTCCTGCTTGCACGTCGTTGGTATGGCGAGTCCGCGGTGATCTGGCTCTCTCCGCTAAATCTCACCTCACGAGTGGACATGATGGGCTGGGCGCCAGGGTAGCGCTCAGCGGCATCCTCGATCGTCATCTTCCATGTCGACGGCCCGCCCTTCTTCCGCCAGATGTCCGGCGGAAGCATGAAGGCGAAGTACTCGACTTCTTTCATGGTCAGAACGGCAGAGGTCCATAGATTGCGCGGAGGTGGTGGCCGGCCGTGGCGCGAGCGGGATCTCCGTAGCCGTCGCCGACCTTGGCGCACAGCCCCACGATGTCGTAGGCGTAGTCGAGCATTCGCTGGTCGAGCTTGTCGCCTGGCTTGATCAGGCCCTTCTCGGCGGCCAGGGCCGTGAAGATGCTGACCGGGTCGCGCACCCAGTTGAGGTGGCGCTCGCCAGCTTCCTTGTGGTGGCGGCGGGCGTACTTCGCGGGATCGGTCTTGCCATGCAGGGGAAATGCTGCCTGGCCATCCTCGAACAGCTGTTCGTGGTCGGCCTTTCCGTCGGAAATGGCGAACCACTCTTTGATGAAGGCGGCGATCCACTGCTCCTCGGTGAGGGGAATGAGGGAGGGGAGTTTGGGCATTTCGATCTCCAAAATACTGTATGGATAAACAGTATCTTCCTGCCCATGGCGCGCCGTCAACAGGCATCCGAGCGCAGAATGAGGCCATGTGTACACGTTACATTTCACCCGAAGTGCGTGAGATCGAGGCCTTCTGGAAGATCGACCGCACGTCCAACCAGCGCAAGGACTGGGAGGCGCTGCTCACGGTATTCCCGCTCTCACCGGCCATGTTCATCCGCCGCGCCGACGCGGTCGACTACGCGCGCGAGCTGGTGACCGGGCAGTGGGGAATGATTCCGCCCTGGTCGACTTCGAACATTCCGGCGACGAAGCCGAAGAAGGGCGAGGAGAAGGGCAAGCGCCTGAGCACGGTCAACGCGCGCACCGAGGGCATGGAGAGGTCTCCGACCTACAAGAACGCCTGGGCCCGCGGCAAGCGCTGCATCATCCCGGCCGCCAGCTACGACGAACCGAATTGGGAGACGGGCAAGAACGTCTGGTGGCGCTTTCGCCGCGCCGACGGGGCGCCTTGGGGCTTGGCCGGCCTGTGGGACGCCTGGACCGACCTGAAGACGGGCGAGGTCTGGGAGAGCTACACCATGCTGACGATGAACGCCGACGGGCACCCGCTGATGGGCCGAATGCACAAGCCTGATCCGAAGCTGCCGCCCGACCAGCAGGACAAGCGCACTGTGATCCCGCTCGAGGTGCACGACTTCGACCGCTGGCTGACCTGCACGGTCGAAGAGGCGAGGGAGATGCTGAAGGTGCCGCCGGTCGAGTTGTTCGACGCGGATCCGGTCGAGTCCTGAGCTACCAGCGCTGCCGCCACGGGCCTGGACAGCGGGACCTCCACGGGCCGGACGACTTCAGGTGCAGCGCCTGGGCGCGGGCCGCGTGCTGCAGCTCCACGAACTCCGCCGGCTCGAACATCAGGACGACGTAGGCGATCTGCGCCATCTGCCTCGGTTCGACGTTGAGCGCGAGCGGATAGATCGCTTGGCAGATCTCGTTGAGCCAGTGGCCGTCGACCTCGCCCGAGCACTGATCGTGCAGCTCTTCCTTGAATTCGTACCACCAAGCCTCCC